ATTGTTGCGCCATCAGTCAAGGCGGTAATTTCACCAATTTGACCTTTTGTAAATGTCTGAACAGTATTTATACCTGCAATGTCAGTGCCGATAACAAGACCAAGATTTGTGCGAGCATTTGCAGCAGTAGATGCGCCAGTACCGCCATCAGCAATAGCTAAGTCAGTAATGCCAGTAACAGATCCACCAGTAATTACAACAGAACCTAGCGTATTTGTACTTCCACTTAATGATACATTGCCAGTAAATGCTGAAGTTCCAGTTACAGCAAGATTACCACCTACTGTAAAACTGTCTCCACTAGCTCCTGTCTGCTGCTCTTTAAGATCCGACATAAGCTGTCGAATAGCATTATTAATGCCACTAGGAGCACAGCCTTCAGCGATGTTAATACCGTTAATATCGGTATTATTTGCTGGATTTGTATCAAATTCACTGATTTTAGTCTTTGGCATAATTAATCCTTACTGATTTCCAAGTAAGCCTGTTATATCGCCAACAGAAACACCTAGTGGCAATGTTAAATTTCTTTGTGCTTGCATACGTTTTTGCAATTCTTTTAATATTGCTTGTTGCTCAACTGGATCAACAGAAAATAACTTTTTCTGTAATGCCGCAGATGATTCCTCGCTAATACCTTTTGCCCTTGGAGCAATTTGTCGCAGTAAATCACCAATAAGAGCAGTTTTTCCACCAGTAGCGGCTCTAGTAAGCATATCTGCTGCCTCTTCTCCACCAATAGTTGCAAGATTTTCAGCAGTAGGAACTGTTCCAACAATGCGTTTTGCTGTTTGTGTCTGCTGTTTTAAACCATCTATATACTTAACAAATTCATTATATTTTGCCGGATCATCAAAAGCATAACGCAACAATGATTTTTGTTTGTCGCTAACAAATACTTGACGAGTAAAATCACCGCCCTTGAAATTTGATGCACGATTATTAATATCTGCCATCATTCCAAGACGGAAAGCCTCTTTCTCAGCAGAATTAAAGCCTTTTAACTTGTCTAATGCCTCTGCTGGATCAAGTTTTTGATATTTTTGACCTGTTTGAAATGCAGAATTAATATCCTGAAAATCAGCAAATTCCGCATTTGCTTTTCTATAATCAGTATTTAATGCTTTTATTTGATCGTTAAATTCTTTTCTAACAGCAGTTACATCACGGCCAAATCCGGTAACTTTACCAGTTACTTTGTCTGTCTCACCTTCAACAACCCTATCTAATCCAATTTTTATTTGATGCAAAACATCAGTAGGAACAAATTGCGCTGTTTTTATTGTCTGAATATCAGGCAATCTTTCGCCATATACATCAGCACGTTTTTGTGCTTCTTGATATGCTTTTTGAAACAAATCTCTATCAACGTACTTTCTAAATGGAACAGCAGATATATCTTTACTATACGCTTGTGGATAAGCAGCACGAGCAGCCAAACGCTGACTATCAGCCAATGATGTTAAATATTCATAACCATTGACATTAGGATTAAGGCTTGCTTTGCTTGCAATTCCTTTAACAATATCATTTGGTTGGTCAATTAAACGGCTAGATAAAAAGTCTTTAGTTGTGCCTTTTGCTGTAGATGGAACAACATAAGCTCGATAAGCCAAATCCTTTAGATTTTGACCAATATCAGCAAGCGCAACATTAGGAACGCCAATGCTCCTAAGTTCATTCATTACTTGTTCTGCTTCTTTTGGAGTCATATTATCTTTTCGCAATGCTTCAGCAAGCATACGATTAGATATTTTCTCAGTATCGCCAAAACCAAAGGAATTAAGCGTGTTACGAATTAAAGTGCCAGCACCACGAATAACTATAGGCGCACCAGCACCAGTAACTGTACTAACAGCACCAGTAAGACCAGCATATTCTGGAATATCTTGCATTGTAGGAGCTTCACCAGCTCCAGAAATTGCACCAGCAGCACCAGAAGTCAATGCTCCTACGCCAATTTGTTTTGGCAATGTTGCTGGGCTTAATACAGCTTGTGCGCTCTTAGGAAGCATTTTAAACATACCTAAAGGAGCAGCTAAAGAACCTGTTAATTCAGCAGTACCAGATGAAATAGGATAATCTAAGCCAAATACTTGCCCTCTTTGACGAGCAATATTTCGAGCCATTTCATATTCAGGGCCACTTGTTTTGCCTGATCCAATAAGACCAGCTAATTCATCAGCAAATCCAAATGTAGTGCCTTGTACTACTTTTTGAGTAAGACCAGATGCAAGTGATACATCAGGAGCAGGCTGCACAGACGTAGTTGCATCTGCCTGTTTTCTGGCATATTCATAAGCCTGTTGCTGAGATAACTCTGATGGAGACTTTACGATAAATGGCGTATCGTATCCAGGCAATGTGACTTTATATTTAAACTCATCAGCCATTACTTAGCCCTCTCAACAGTTACACCTGCTGGAAGTCCTGCCGGATTTGTATACTGGTCAAATTCACCAGCATACCTATATGTACGAGAATAATCGTCTTTAATGTTTTTAACTGAGTTATCAGCACGAGCAATATATTTTTGCAATTGCTTTTTAAGCTGATCTTCAGACATACCAAGCTTAAGAACAGCACCAATATTTGAAAGTGCTTCCATTTCTTTTTCTGTAACAGATCCAACAGCTCCACCAGTCTTAGATGCCTGTCTCATTGCATTAATTTCTGTTACAAACGCACGAGTTTGCAAGTTTTTAAGCAAATTAGCCGCTTCAAATGTATCTGTTCCTGGTCTATTTGCCAATGCAGCAGATAATCCACCTTGCAATAAACCTTTTTGAGTTAATGCTTTAATATATGCTGGATTACTTAATAATTCTTCAGCAGCTTTTTTCTGATCTGCAACTTGTTGCAAACCATAATTACTAATTTGAATTGCGGTTGGCTGTGCAGCAATCAATTCTTGCTTACGTTTTAACGGGACTACAGAATCAGGGCGCTCAACCAATGGAACAAATTCTTTAGCTTCTGGAGCTTTTGCAGGAGCAACTGCTGGAACCTCTGCTACAGCAGAAGGAACCTGACCAGCTTTTGCTGCACCTGCTGCTGGCTGAACAGCAGGAACTTGTCTGCCAAGAAATTCAGACCTAGCTTTAGGAACAGTTCCAGCAATACCAGTTTCAAATCGAAGCCTTACAGCATCGTTAGCAATAGTTGCCTTATCTTTATCACTTGGAGCATTAACATAAGCAAGAACATTATTGCGCTGATCTGGATTAAGTTTTGTAATATCATCCGTTCCAAACACTGATCTTGCATAATCTTTAGCTGCCTCATTTGAGAACAGATTAGATTTTTGATAATCAATAGATGCTTTTTGTATGCTTTCAATACCAGCGCGCAGATTTTCACCAGAAATAGCGCCAGTAGAAGCCAATTGACGCAACTGATCTACACTACCCTTGAGTTGCTCAGGAACACTGTTCTTAAGTGCCGTAAAGTCAAATCCAGATATGGCTTGACGGTTAATTTGCTCATCAAGAGATTTAATAGTTTCAAGATTGCTCTTAAGCTCTGCATTTGCTTCTTTAGTAGGAATGCCAGAAAGACGAGCATTAACCTGCAACAGTCTTTCTTTTTGAGCAACAAGCGGATTAACTTGAGTTCCAACAGCACCTGAAGTCGCACCAACTGGAATGTTATATGCTTCTGTAATTGGCTTAAGTAGCTCCCTTTGAGATACGACTTCAACAAACTTTGCAGGATCAATGTCAGCGAGTTGAGCAATATCAGGATACTTAGCTTTTGCTTCTGCAATAGATTTTGTTCTTGTAAGTTGACTTTGTAATTGTTGCTGCTGACCAAACTGCTGTAATCCCTGCTGATATGCCTGACCTGTTGTGCCAAAACCAGAGGCTAAAGCACTAAGAATGTTTTGCGTAGCAGATCGAGGCGCACCTTGTGCACTCATGCCTTGTGATAAAGCAACAGCAGCACCTAACAGACCTTGTAAATTAGCTTGTTTTTGCAGTGCCTTTGTCTGTTCCTCACCAAGCAAGCCCTGATAACCTTGTGGTGCAGAACCGAATAGCTGAGGAATGTAATCGGATAAAGACATAATTAACCTATTAGCGAAATTGGCTGTGGCTTAATTACTGAACCCTGATAAGGATTAAGCGCAGAAGCAAAATCAACCGGAGCCATTTGACCACCTCTACGAACTTGACCAGCAGGAGCCATTGGAGTTTGTTCTGGAGTCAACAGACTTTGTGCAGCATTAAAACCTTGTATTGCAAGACCAGGATTTTGATAAATACCTTCTTTTAGCGCAGATGGAACTTGTCGCAAAGTATTCATAACACCGGGATTAACCATTGTTTGCGCTGCTGGCAAATTAGATGCGCCATAACTTAAAGCAGGATTTGCAGCCATTTCAGTAGCCAAACCTTGACCAGCAGCAGCACTTGCAGCACTACTAGCAGCACCGTATACACCACCAGTTAAACCACCAAGCAAAGCACCCTGAATAGGATTTTTACCCATTGCAGCCGCGCCACCACCACCCAAAGCAGCACCAATCAATACAGGTTCCATTCCAGACATTATTTGCCTCCTGATTGAGTGGTTGTGGTAGTTTGACCACCTGGCGTATTGCTAAACAAATTAGCAAACTGCTGAAGTTTCATTTGCGGCAAGTTTTGCTCATAGTTATAGCGATTTATTGCGTCCTGCAATGCAGCCTGTTGATAGCTTTCCTGACCTTGACCTGCTTTCAGCAGAGCCTGAATATCTGCATAATCTGCCTGTGCCAATTGTGGTGCGCCAGCAATTGCATTTGCTTGTCTTGCAGCCTCAGCCTCAGATGATCCATAAGCTAAATTAGCTAATTGGCTACCAAGACCTCGACCAAGCGCAGATGCCTGACGTTCAGCAATTTGAGCCATTGCGCCAGAACCATAGCGACCAGCAGCAGATGCCTGACTTTGCAGACCGCGAGTCGCTTCTTGAGCTGCTTCTACGGTAGGCTGATAACCTGCTGCCAAAGCACCCTGCAGGAATGGATTAACGCCTCGCCCTTGAATCGTCTGGAGTTGCTGCTGTTGTGCAGCCTGAACCAATGGAGAACCTGTTGCAGCCCTTTGCTGGGCCATTTGCAGAGCTTGCTGCGTTGCTTCAGATGGGGAAACATAGGTCTGACCTGGGAAGAACTGTGGGCCAGCAGTTTCATACAGTCTTTTGCCCTCTTCTAAACCATACGTCACATATGGTTTGAGCATTGGATCAATACCAGTTGTCGTTGTACTACCGCCGCCGCCACCGCCCATATTAGACCTCACATATCCACTGTTTAGGACGGAATCCTAATTGTGCCGCCCTGCGCTGCCATCCATTACGATGACTAGAGAATGTTATAAATTTGGCATTAGCTTGACTTGCCAAGATTTTTATGTATTTTAAACCATTTTCCACTATTTGTTGATTATTTTCTAACGTATATCCAGCCCAAACATGCATAGTTAATCCCATTGGCTGCAATACGAAAAAACCTTTATAGTGGTTATTTTCTATACAAACCCATATCATTGATTTTCCATTAAATAGGTCTGTATATACATCTTCAACTATCCAATTCTCTGGACTCCTAGTTTTGATTTTATCTAAGCCTGGACGCACAGAAGGCCACCAAGCGCGTAATTGATCTGGCGGAATATATCTAAATTCCATCAGCCCACCACAATATATCCATATGTTTTATCCGATACGCTGTTTGCATAGTGCGTAATTATCGCACTTCCTTGGGAAACTGACGATATATATGGAGACTCAACAGGAGAAGCCAAAGTAGCAGTAACTACAGATGACGGAATAGATGGTCTTGTAAATGGACTTGTTGAGGATGAATAAGCCTCAATATAAATACTTGTATTGCTTACAGCCCACTTTAATTCTATATAATCATTTGCTACTACAGTAACAAAAAAGTTTGCCACAGCAATTAAATAACCATCAACTCCACCATGACTATTAATAACTGAATATTTACTTGTAGTTCCATCTATATTTGTACCATTTTTTGCAATCCAAATATAAGACTCATGGATTTGTGTATCTGTGTTTGCAAATTGAAAACTAAACTGAATGTTATATGTTCCAGCGTTTCTAAAATATATTTTATTGCTAGATATATAAATACCATCAGCTACATCTGTTGTATTTAATGTAATAGTATATGGAGTATTTACGGCAGCAGCAGTTTGATTCGCAGTATTTTGGAATGAACCAAATGGAACAGAATTATTACCAGCATTAACTGATAATGGAGTCAAAAAAATAAGGCTGTCATAGCCTATTCTGCTGTCATTAATAGTTGTTGTTGTTGCATTTCCTGTTGCAAGAGTTATGCGTCCAGTATTATTCGTTTTGCCGTCCATAATGCCACGAACAACCTCAGCAACTTGCCTCTGATCGCCGCCAAATGGCGGAAGCGTTCTAAATTGAACCGTCATCTTACGCCCTGCGTAACAATATCAACATTTACACCTACAGCAGTCTGCCAGTTTGAGCCTGTCGGCGTAACTTTTAGCCTGTTATAGCGTCCAGCAGATCGAAGACTACATCTACCCTCAGAATCAGCAGCAACCGCAGTTCCATAATTAACTGTGCCTGAAAGTAATTCCCTACTTGCTACAGCTACAGAGCCAGAACCATTATCAACTATTGGTCTTGCTAAAGTTACAACGCTTCTGCCTATATCCAAATCACCTGTTGCCAAACTTGCAGTTTTATTTGTGCCGCCAAACGTAATAACTTTTTGACCTGAAGTTCCAGCAAATAAAAGCTGATTACCTACCCATTGCGGATCATCTAAAGAGGCTGTTAATGCGTCTATAGATGCGCTATACAGGTCTAAATCTTCCAAAGTAACAGATGGATTCAAAATAGAAGCCACAGAGGTTGCTGTAGTATCACAATAAGACCATTTATTTAGTGCAATATTGTAAATAATCAGTCTATCCATTCCTGACTGTGTTCTATAGCACCAAATTACCAATTTTTTAATAGGATCTACTGCAGATGACGTATGTGTCTTCAAATAAACACGAGACAAGTCATTAAAGAACCAGCGATTTACTTTTTCTTCGCCAATATTCTTTGTAGATTGACCATCACATACATAAAAACCATCGTCAGCAATAAAATAGGTTAAACCACCAAATTGAGCTACTGAACCAGGAGCAATACAGCCCAAACTACGGCTAATCGCGTCAAACTGGAAAAAATAGGGAGAGCCAGAATACGACATCCTGTAAATTGCTCTCTCCAAAAACACTAAACCGTACTCACCACCTGCCAAACCTGTAATATCACCGCCATCTGGTATATCCTGCGTATCAGATTGGCTGGTAGAACTAGGAGTCCAGTTCGTTTCATTGTTAATATCTGACCAAAATACGCGATTTTCGTAGCCAGCAGCATTAGCAGCAACAACAAAATCACGAACTACCGTCACATATTTAGCAGATGGCGCAGCAGCAGCTAAATCAGCGAACTGAGTACTCGAAACTAGATCATAAGACTGTAATTTTCCAGTACCATTAGCAGCAATCATTTTTTGACCAAACTGCGTAGTATCCCAAAATTCAACAGTCGTATAACCTGTAGTCGTAAGAGGATCTAAATCACGATCACCAGCAGAATATTTGTATAAATTTGTAGCAGAACCAGCAAATAATGTCGTTACTCCTGCATATTTACCAGCAAAAGTAACCAATAAATCAGCACCAGCATTATTAGAAAGATTATATTCACTAGGAAATGGTGCATATCCATTAGCAACTGGATAGCAATTTACTACATCTGTCATTGCTCCAGTTACACCAGGCTGATCTGGAAGCCATTCACCAAATAAAATCTTAGTAGTTGCCATTATTGAATCGTCCAGTTATTTGTTGATGGCGTTACATTTGTCCAAGTATTGGATGTAGCCGGAATATTTGACCATGTGTTAGATGTTGGAACGACATTTGACCATTCCTCACCAATAATTCCACCAGCACCTGTAAACACAGCATTAGAGTTAATTGCAGCTCTGCCAGACCATTGAGAATATGGCCTACATTCGACATTAGCAGCACCTAAAATTGAACCAGATGCGCTATATTGAACCCCGCCAATTCCAGTAACAGTTGCAGTTCCTAAAACAGATGCAGCACCAAGAATTAAAATTACACCATTAGCTTCAACTTGAGCATTTCCAGTAATGGCCGCACTTCCAACTTTATACCTAATTCCACTTGCGGTAACGGTAGCTGATCCTATAATAGATCCTGATGCGTAATAAACTAATGCACCTTTAGCTGTTACTGCCGCTGATCCATTAATTACACCACTACTAAATAAAGCACATACATCAGTTTGCAGCCAGATTGGATCATCCAATGAAAATGCTAATGAATCTATACTTCCGAATATATCTAAATCATCAAGCCTAAATGGGCCACATACGTCAGTCTGGGATGTAGAATCATTCTGTACATACCCAGGATTATAATAACCATAATAAACGTATTCTAAGCCCATTATTTTATAATAATCCTAGTAAATTATACCCATGCACCAACACTTGTATTTGATCCAGCAGAACCTACAGGATATATTAAAAAATATGATCCAGTTACAGTTGACCAAGGTTGCCCTGGAGCAGCACTTAAACTATATTGTGGAATAAATGTCCCGCCAACATTTATAGATACAGTTCCTGCCATTCTCATAGATAAATATGTAGCAGATGCAGCAATTGTATTTGTAACTACTGTGGCAGCTGCTGTTTGTATAAAATAAGGATATTCATTCCTTGCTATTTCAGTAAAACTTATTCCACTTACGTTTTGGCTATTTAATCTATATGCAATATTATTTAAAGTTGCAGTTCCACCAAATCCAGGATTAAATGTATGAGAGGTACTACCACCAGCCGTTTTATTAAATCCAAAAACTCCTTCAAATGCATATACAGTATTTGCTGATAGTATTACTCCTTTTGCAGAATTAATTATTGTAGAAGCAACAGTTTGCGATGCACTAACTGTGTATGTTCCAGCACCACCTGTACCAGTTCCCAAAGCAGTAATAACTGTTCCTGATGTAACACCCGTGCCTGAAATTGTTTGACCTACAGCAAAAGTTCCTGTAACAGTGCCACCTACAGTTAACGTTGTGCCAGAAATAGATGATGCTGTTGATGTTCCACCATTAAATACACCCTGTGCAGGAGTTGCATTTACACCAACATCTGTTGAATTTAATCTGTAAAATTGCGATGTATTAATTAACCCACGTTGCGTTCCTTGTGGAGTCGCATAAATAGTTTTTCCATCATATTCAATTGCACCTGCTGTTGCTGTTGTAAGATTCGTTCCAGATGTTAAATAAATTGGAGCAACAGAAGAAGTTCCAGTTGGTGGCCTAACTCCATTAGAAAAATCAACAGCAATTGTTATATCATTAGTATTTTGTGTACTTGTTATATTCGTGCCACCAATAATTTTTCTAAACGCAAGATCAGTATTGGTTTTTGCTTGAAATACAGATGCACCAGAAGCACCAGAATTTGATGCTGTTTCAACTTTGTCAGTATTTAAATTGACAAAATTTGAATCCATTTCGCCCTGCGTTAATGGCGCACCTTTATCGCCTCTGGTTACAATTGTTGACATATTAACCTTACGCCAAAGTTACAGACAAAGAACCTATTGCAATCTTGAAAATATCGCCATTTGAAATAGTCTTAGATACATCTAGTGGAGTGTGATACAGCAAATTTCCGCTAGTAGATGCATCAAGCAGACCAATCCAGCCTACCGTACCCCAATCAGCAGTAGCTTGTGGGAATTCAACAGCAGAGCTATTTAATGATGCACCATTGCTAGGCGCACCAAATGTTACAGAAGTGCGAGCATAAGAGCCACCAGATACTTCAGTACCTGTATTTGCATCTGTAGGATCAGTAGTATAAAGTCCAACATAAACAGTGCTTGGAGCTGTGTAAGTAGTGCCTCTGATCGTACCATTAATCAGGGCATTTTCCAGATAATTTGACATTTCTGCCATGATTTACCTCGCGTTATAAGACATTGACATAGGCTGACCACTGTATTCACTTGCTTGGTCAGCAGTAGATATTGAATTCACTGCACGATCATAAAGAGCAGCCCAAGTTTGCAGCCTAGCATCGTTCATCAGATACGGTTCTGCCTCACCTAAAGCACCGTAGAGCAGTGCATCTGGAACATTTGCTAAAAATACGTTACTTGGATTTGTATTGCTTAGAACAGGCGGTTTTGCGTAGTAAAGCATCTGCAAAAGATACGTCCCATCAGGGATTGGCGCAAACTGCATATCGTCTGCAAGAACCGTGTAAGCATTTGGAAGACCTGATTCAGCAGAACGAGTATTCCTGTAAAAGCCATTGGGCGTATCATAAGACAAGGTTTTTATAGGATTTGCAACAATATGAATATCGCGCATCTCTAAGAAGTCAGACGGGATACCTACTGTAGAAACACCACCAGTAGTAGATGCCTGAGCAACCTTCAGCATTTGGCGAATACGCAGTTCACGTTGCAAACGGTATTCAGCCAGTCGAATAAAATCTGGTATGACAGAATCCAAGTCGCTACGAGCCAAATAGCTTGAAATCGTAGTTTTTAATGAGCTGTAACTGTCAAAAGCCATATTATTCCTCTAATTGCTGGAAGTCATCCCAACCATATTCATACGTTCCAATGTGCTTAATGTGCATGGATAACTCATGGTCAACCCATGTATCAAAGCCATTATCTCCAGCCTTGACGCAAAAATGCACATCTTCACCGACTACACCAGTTGGCCCCCAACCAGCATCAAACCACGGTTGAGCAACCTTTTCAAATACTTCCTTACGGATCATTACAGCACCAAATCCAACAGCCGTAACCTTATCCATGCCTTTCTTGCCGCGAGAATCAACATTAGACCAGTGATGCCTAATGCCCTTCTCATCCTCGCTCTTTACCAGCAACTTAGTTGTAGGCATACATGGCTTTCTGCGGGTAACCGCGTTAACGCCAACAATCCCTACTTCCCTGCTTAACATAATGTCAATTATGTCTGGCGGGAATCTCATGTCGCTGTCAATAAACAAGATGGCATCGCAGCCTTCTTTTAACGCAACCTGAGCAAGTTTTTCACGCTGATCGAATATCAATGTACCAGGCATTGTGTAAAGGCTTAGACCGCCTTTTCCGTTCTTGCAGCGTACTGAAGCATCGTGTGCAGCCATTCGAGCAAAGTCAAAAGCAAAACCAGTGTGAACTTCATCCCTACAAGGAATACAAACGCCGACTCTCATACTGTGCCTCGATATATCTTTAATGGAGCTTGATCTGGATGATTCAGCCATCTTTTGAATGCTGGTTCATCCACAATCGCAAAACCGCGCATAATCCCCATTTGATTTAGCTTATCAATAGCCGTAAAAGGTATTGAGCCAATCAAATGTAAATCTTCTGTTGCGCCTGTTCTAGCTTTATCCACTTCTTGAAGTACTTTGTTACGTTCAAGAATGTCAGATATATCTTGTTTAGTCTCGATAATAATGCCGCCATTATCGTCCGCGTGTGCTACTTGTTGTCTAAAGTTTGTCATTGATCTCTATAAAAAGCCCCCAACCGAAGTTAGGGGCTAGTTAAATTACAGCGAGAAGTCCAAGTCAGCAACGATACCGTGAGCCGCTTCGTTCTTCACTTCCAGAGTGACTTCAGCGAGGATCTGAGTCTTTTCGCTGTCACCAGTCTTAGCCAGATCATTGGTCTGGAATGGACGCAGGAAAGCCATAGCTGCGTATTCTGGATCAAGGATCAGCATATCGCGGTTACGCATGAAACGATCTGGAACGATCGACAGTTGACCGAAGTCGGACTGATAAATGTCAGCCGCGCCGATGATAACGCCTGGTTCAGCTTTGGTCAGCTGATAACGATTAACAGCGATACCAGCAAAAGTCGACATCTTCTGCTTACCAGCCGAGCCAACAAACACAGCTTTAGGCATACCGCCTTGATCGAAAATCGAAGCAACAACAGTCTTCAGCAGAGCTTCAGTTGCAGTACGCTGAGTACCGTCAGTACGAGTAGAAGTACCGGAAGTTGCAGGAGCTGCACCGCCTGAACCTTGCGAGCTGTTGGTCTTGATCCAAGACAGCAGAGAACCCATCGTGCGAGCAACGGTAGAAGTACCAGCCGATTTGCCCTGATTAGCAGTGATGATGGTTTCCAGATCGCGTTTCAGTTCTTGCGAAGCCTTAGACAGCTGATAAGCCTTTTCAGACTTACGACCTGCTTTGTTAACTGTGTCCAGAGTGCCAGAAACTTGAACAGTCTTCTGAACGATCTGAGTGTAGTTACCAACACGAGTCGTTGGAGCCAGAGTTGCCGAAGTTGCATCTGCGCCTTCAACAGCAGCGTTAGCAGTCGTAGCAGCAGCGAGGCTGTCCGTTTGCCATTCGTGGTAAACAGCAGTAGCTTTGGTGCGACCGATAGTCGAGAAAATTGGAGTCTCGGTTGGCGAGATGTTATAGATGATGTCGCTCAGGTCTTCACGTTGACCAACAGCGGTAAATGTTTGATATGTAGGCATGATTCAGTCCTTATAAAAATCGTTCAAATGCGGCTGCGGCATCAGCAATCCGTCCAGATTGTTTAGCGCGAGCCTTCAGTTTCTTAAACTCTTCTGCCTGGCTATCACGAGGTTGCGATACTCCTGCTTTCATAGACTTAGGAGCGTCTGCTACCTTCTTCGTAATGCCAGGTTTGGATGCTTGCAATTTATCAAACTGCATAGCTTTCCAAAGTGTTAATACAGCACGAGAATCATAAACACCAGCCAGTTCCTCATCGGAGAATCCAGCCTGTTTGCCATAATTCCGCACTTCTTTCCGTATTGCATCACCCTTAACAGGATCAGCATAATCAGGTAATGCAGCAACTAGCTTTTGAGACTCTTCAGCAATCTTTGCCTTGAGTTGCTCTTGCCTGTCATATTCCTGCTGTGCGGTAATACGCTCACGTTCAGCACGAACCTGCATCAACTGTTTTTCCCTTTGAGACAGCTCGGCAACCTTTACGGCATAGCCAATTGGATCAGTCTCTTTCAGGTACTCTAGGTTCTCTTCCTGCTGTGGCTGATTAAGCATCTGCTCAATCATTTGCAGTCGTTCTGCATACGTATCGCGCAGTTGTTTAGCTTGCTCTACTGCTTGGCGTTCGGCCTCTACCGCTTTGCGTTCTTCAGCTACAGCTTGCGATTTTTTCGTATAGTCTGTGCCAAGTTGATAAGACTTGATAAGCTCGTCTAGGGTGACCTCCCGTTCCTCGCCAGCGGCTTTGACACGGTATTTTTGAGGCTCCTGCTGCTCTTCTTCGCCTTCCTCTTGTTCTACCTCAGATTCCTCCGATTGCTCGTATTCCTCTGATTCGGCCTCGCTATCGTTGGATTCTAGTGACTGTTCTGGTTGTTCCTGTTCGGAGCCTTCATCAGTTCCCATTAATCCCAAAATAGCGTCAGCTGCACTACTTACGTTTAACTGTGCACTTCCTTCTGGATTGGTGCTTTCAGTATCGCTCATATGTTTTCATTTCCATAATTATATAGGGAATCGCCCTATGCGAACTACAAAATTTTCCAGCGTTTCTCCTCGATTTTCTTTTGAGAAGCCATGCCTTCAAGTTCGTTAAAAATATCCTCAATCACCCTTAGCCGGATATATGCCGTCTCTCTAGCATCCACATCGTGTGTATCGCTAGCCACGAACTTTCCAATTTCTCTGTTCTTTAGGTTGTCGATCAATTCCACAAACAGTGGGTCTTGAATCAATCTTGTTGCCCATCCAGCTTTATCCACCTGTCAGGCTCCCCAGTTCTTTAATTGCTTTTAATACAATGTCTGCTTGTTTCTGGCGGCTTGCCTCATCTGCCAAGTCCATAGCCAGAATAGCCTGTAATTGCTGCACTGCAAGCTGCGCCTCTTTGATCTTAATATCAGCCTGAGCTTGCTGGTTCTTCATCTGCATCTCTATACCCTTTTGGGTATATTGTGCTTCGAGTTCCTGCTGCTTCAACTGGAGCTTTTCAGCTTCAATCTGGGATTTAGCCTGTGTCTTTTCTCTCTCGACCTCAGCCAGCATCTTAGCAACCTCTGCTTGGGCATCAGGAGCTGGCGGTTGAGGCTGTGCAAGAGCTGCATCTTGTTCTGGAGTAATCTCATTGATAAATTGGTTTGCGTCCTTAAATCCAGCTGATTCAATGAATTTAGCCAGCGTGTTACGGTATTGACCTACAGATACCAAAGGATTCAATGGGCCAAATTGCTGGAGAATCTGTTCTTGCTTTGCCAGAATCATTTGAAGCATGGCTAGTTTCTGGTCACGATCTCCAGAACCCAAGCCAACATTAACAGACACATCATATTCATTAGCCCAAGTACGAGGATCGAAAGCAACATATTTGCCCCTCATTCTGACAATCTTGGCCTTGTCCTGATACTTGCCAAGCAGATGCAAAATGCCTTTAAACAAGCTCTTAACGCCAGTCTCAGCAAAGATACGAGCAATCAACTCCAGCTTGCCAGAGTTTGACTTCATCATCGCCGCCACTGCCGTAGCACTGACATTGTTCAGCACATCTGGATCAAGACCCTGCTGCTGATCGCTAACGCCTGTGCGCTTAGACTGTACGCCATCCATATATTCCAGCATTGGGAAAGCCTGAGCCGTCACAGCAGGAACCTGAATCGGTACGATGGCACTGGGATTCTTCATCCGAATTACGCCGCCTGGAGTTGCGTTCAACATATCGTCCAAATTGACCTGACCATCAACCACACCAACGCGAGCATTATTGGTCAAATACAGGTTATCCAGCATCTGACGTGTAACTGTTGACTTGATAAGCTGGATGTCCATTGTCCGGTCTGCCAGAGACTGACCAAAGAACTTATGCGGAATAGGAATCGGGCAAATTGAATGGAACGGGATGCTATCTGTTTCTTCGTTCTCCAAAATCTCACTGCCGCAGTACACAATCCGGCGCAGTTCTGCAATGCCGTCATCATCCTCATCAATGCGTATATAGCACTCGTATACCTCAAGATTTTGCATCGAGAAGTCTAGGCTAGGCGTATCGTCTGGAACCTCGCCATTGCTGAATCGAGCAAGATGCTCCTGCGTATAGGTCAGATCGTCATAAGCTGGCAAGTTATCCACAACATCCTTTGGATAACCCATTGCGATCAGATCAGAGCGAGGCATCAGCCTACGATGGGCGCAGAATGGCGAATCCTCAATAGTTTTTGCTGCTTTAGAAATAAGGAATTCTTCTGGCGGTACGTTCTCAATCTTGACGCATCCGTACTTGTTAACCTTCTTGACCGTAACAGAATAAGATGGAACCTGAATAGGCATACCCATCTGGTCAACGCCAGCGTCTACCATCTCAACTTTCTGACGCACTACTTCTAATGATTCATCAGATAGCAAAAAGGCAAGTTCGTCTTCAGTGAGGTTCTTGTACTTCTCTTTGGTTACATCTTCCTTAGCATCCCAATAGGCTTTGACGATACCAGTCTTTTGCAGCAGAGCATCCTTGAACCAGTTATGCAGGATGATTAGACCGTCATTCTCGCGGTAGAAAACCCAATTGCAGTAATCAGTAGCCTGTTTCGCCGATTCCTCATCATTAGGCGATTTAGGCTCGAAATAGACAATATCCTCAGTCGTAGTAAATACGCGGATAAGTTGTGGCAATGCGCCATCAATAGCTTCTGCAACCTCGCCAGTAACGATCTGGCTGCGACCTTCTACCTCATTGCCATAAGGATAACGCAGGTAATATTCGAGAGCTTTCGTGCGCTCATCGCTGGTTTCAGAGTCGACAAACCCGATTGAGTTGTCTATCTCTGCTTCCAGAATTGCCTTGATTGAATCCGAATCCATAATAAACCCTGTACAGATATTTTGCCTATTATACAACCCATCCGGTATTAATTGGTAAACTTGTTGACCACGAATCTGCGCTTTCGTCAAGTGTTATTGCTAAATATCTGAAAGCATCCGAATAATGACTTGTCCAGTCGTGCAGCGGCTTTTCGTAGTAAACGCCCTGCCGTTCGTTAAATTCACGTCGATAATTGCGGATTGCGTTCAGTCCGGCTTTAGTTTTAGGATCAAACCAGCACCGCGGTAACAGCCTACGAACAGCCTGGATGCCGTCAGCTATGGACAATCTTGGCGCGACAGTAATTTGCAGTCCGGCTTCTTGCAGCACTTCTTTGCGGCTTTTCCCTGTTCCCAGCTCACGAACCTCAACGTCATGTGGCAGGAATTGATCGAAAAGCTCATATCTGTTTTCTTTAAGCCAATTAACATACCAATCCAGCCCAACTCCGTGGTTTTCCACGCAATCAATAAGCCTAACTTCCTTGCCAACCAACTGAGCCACCCATAGACAAGTAGAGTCACCCATACCCAAATCCCAAGCCACATAAGACTTACAAAGATCATCACGGTCAATATTGGTGACGCGACCCTTCGCCTCAAGATCATTGACAATCTGCCCATAGTAGCTACCTTCCACGGCTGAGTTAAAGTTACATTCAAATTCCTGCTGGTACTTGTCCTCGCCCATCTCCAGCTCTGCTGCCCTAAGCTCTGATGCAGACAGGATTCCGGTCTGGCTTGCCTTAAACTCCAACAGCTTCCAGCCTTCTGTCTCTGCCGCCCTATCCCTGAAGTCAGCAAAGTGATTTCTGCCTTTGGGCGTACCAATGAACAAGCACCAGCCCATCCGGTCAGCCAGTGCAGGACGGATTACTTCGTTCCAGATCTTCGGATTTTGATCCCCAATTTCGTCCAGCACCACACCGTCAAAGTACTGACCACGTAGAGAATCGGCATTGTCAGAACCGTAAAGGCTAATCCTACGCCCCCAAAAATCCACCCTAAGCTCGCTGATATTAGCTGTAGCACCCAGTGGACGAGTAAATTCAAGTAGATAATCCCACGCAACGCGCTTCGACTGAGCGTAAGTAGGAGCAATATAAGCAAATCGCGGGTTAGGCTTGTCACATTGAATCGCAGCCTTTATTAGATGATTGATGGCACTTACGGTCTTGCCCATCCTTCGATGCGCTACCACTACCGTAAATCTGTGACTGTCTATTGCCTCATGAATCTGCATCTGCTGCTCACGAGGCTTGTATGGGATGACTATTTCTGCCATGTAACAACGTGCTGTTGTGCGCCGCCATCTGCGCCAGTTATTTCCTGTTTTTGCGTTTCAGCCCATCTCATTTGCGCCTTAGTCCACCAGATCAATGCGGTCGTATCGCCAGCCTGAGCTTTGTTAAACAGCGTTTTAGCTATCTGTGCGCTGGCTTTAGCCTTGCCTATATCTAGCTCGTTCCGATAATGTTTACGCAATGTTTTGTCATCAATGCCAATCAATGCCCCTATATGCTCATGAGGCAACCCAAGACCAGCCGATGTTTCGACTAATCGTTTGTTTTCGTCTGTTGGAATATGCTCATTCATTTTATTAAGGGGAAATGTTAATTATTAGTTAATAATACAGCTTTTTTACCTGTAAAATCTTCCCAACGTTTTACTATTACATCACAGTAATGCGGCTCAAATTCCATCATAAAACATGATCTATTAGTTTTTTCACAAGCTATCAAAGTAGAGCCTGACCCACCAAATAAATCTAAAACTGTATTTACTTCTTTAAAGTAGTCAAATGACCATTCAGCTAAAGCCACTGGTTTTTGAGTTGGATGAACTCTTGGTTGGTTTCTTTCACTATCTTTGTTAAAGCCTTTCCAAAGATGTCTAAAAATACGCACAGATGACCATTTTGATTTAACCCAAGCTAACTCACAATCTGATTGAGTATCAGTCATTTTATTTTCTACTCGCTTATCCCAAACAAACCAATTATTTGATTGTGGCAAAGCATGACAATAGTAGTTTGCACCCCACCATACTTGTCTTTTAACCTGTAATACTCCTTCAACTATTTGATATGCCTCAACAGCGTAATCAATAGTATCGTCTTTAAAATCTTTAAAATTATGGTTTTTAGCTAATCCTGTTTTTCTAGCTGTTCTATCACCTTTTTCATTAATACCGTAAGGAGGATCTGTATAACATAAATCTATTTCTATTTTATTAACTAACTTTTCAACCGCATCAATGCTAGTGCTATCACCACACATTAACCGATGATTGCCAAGTTGATAAATGTCACCTAGCTTTGTTTTAGGCTCATCCGGCACTTCAGGAACAGCGTCTTCATCCGTTAATCCATCTACCTGCTCAGGCTCTAAAAGCGCATTTAGCTCATCAGCATTAAATCCCAGTATATCTAATGCGAATCCGTCTTTAAGCAGTTCATCTAGCTCAATAGTTAGCAAAGTTGTATCCCAATCAGCATTTAACGCTAATTTATTGTCAGCTATTACTAATGCTTTTCGTTGAGTATCCGTCAGATGGCTTAATTCTATTGTCGGCACTTCTTCCATCTTTAGCTTTCTGGCAGCCATAAGCCGACCATGCCCAGCTATGATGCTATTGGCTCCGTCTATTAATATTGGATTAGTCCAGCCGAATTCTTTGATGCTAGATGCTATTTGAGCAACTTGTTCGTCAGAATGTTTGCGGCTATTATTGACGTAAGGAATTAAATCCTCAATCTTGCGATATTTAACTTCTATTTCCATTGCACTACCTTTCTGGTGTCATGCGTTACTTCTTTTGTTTCTTTTTAGGCATTTCTATTTCTGTATCTGCTAATAGCCCTAATGGAACACCAGCAGCTAATATATCTGGTGAATTTATATTTTTAGGATCAAACTTAGCAAACTTAGATCGTATTTGAGCAGGACTAAATACTACGCCAACATCTACAAGTTTTGCTGTTCCTGCGCCGGGATCATAAGTGTTTTGCAAAATCAATGCGTCATGCCCTTTAGCTTTTGCCTCTTTTACCAAATCAGCATAAGTCTGATCTCTATATGAACTGCCCTTAAAATCATAATACATTGGGTTTTGATACCTCAATGCAACAGGAAGTACGTTAGCACCACTTTGTGCTTCCGCTGCCAATCTTTGAGCAACAACTGATTTATAATGGTCAATTGCATTTATTGCATCTGCTGCTTTATCTTTACCAAATTTATTAACTAATTCTTTTTTTACAACATCAACTTGAGCAGGATTGTTATACCAACCATATCCCATTAACTTTTTAAATGCAGCATCAGATGCTTCTGCCTCTTTTTGAGACATTGGTTTGCCATACCATGTATCTTGTATTTTAGATAACATTGTATCTCTAGCTTCTCCATGTTTTGCTGTTAATAGTTGAAGCTGATTATTTTTGCCAATAGCTAAATTTTCAGCAATGGCACTTTGCTTTTCATATTCAGGCCAGTTACCTTTCTTTTCTGCAATAGATGCAAGACGCATGGCCTCTCTATATTCTCTATCACCACCAAGTTGTGCATATCCAGATGCTGTGTGCGCTCCATGCCCTTTCATTGAAACTGTATTCATTGCAGCTATTTCTTCGTCTGTTTTGCCAAGACGTTTAAGTAATGCAATAGTTTCAGGATTATTAGACTTTCCTGTCATTTCTTTAGGTGGATTTCTAGGATCTCTTGCAAAGAAAAAGCCTTCTTCTGCGCTCTTTGCACCAGTAGCTTCACCTAATAAATCAGGTCTAAATTGCTTAATATCACCAGTTGTCCCATGATACCAACCATGATCGTATCCTTGCTCTAATGATCTTTGATAAGGAGTACCAGCCAATCCTAGACTAGGTTTAACAGGCTTAATATTTCCAGCAAATCCCAATGCCAAATCCTGCATCTGCTGATCTGCATATTGCTTTGCTAATTGTTGTTCTTTTGTTAATGGAATGCCACGCAGCTCATTGCGCTCTGCTGGTATTGCAGCAAGTTGTGTCTGATTGTAAGCATTAAGCCTATCGTTTGCATTTACCAGCCATGCCTGTGGATCAGTAAACAGCAAGCCAAGACTAGCAGCGGTATCTCTTTTCTGCTGGTCTATTGCATTTAGTACGTTACTTAATAATCCATCAGCCATAATAAACCTCGTAAACGTCCGGCCTGTTAGCCTTTATCCATTCTCTAGGCTCTTCATGGCACTTTTGAAAATCTGTTCCTACAGTCTGACTTCCTGCGTGATGCACATAAGATCGGCTTACAAAATGCTCATAGCCCTTCTTCGTTAAATCATCGCATATTATGTTATCAGAATACCAATTTGTGTGTGGAAATCGCGCATCCTGCCATACTTGTTTACTGAGGGAAGCAAAGATGGGCGCAATAATCCCTACTCTTTTGATATACGATTCACTTTCGTATTTCAATGCAATTATTTTATCATTTTCTACTGGAAAACGGATATTTTGTTCCGGTAAGACGTAATCTGATCTGGCTCCCAAGAACCCTACCTTTATATTATTTTTATGTAGCAATTGCCAATCTTCTAACATTTGCTTATAGCTTGTAGGAGTCAGCACTACATCGTCATTACAGACAATGACACTATTCCAAGAGCCTTTAAAAGCACGATCTATAGCACTGTTATAAGCCTCACCAAATGTCTTTGCGGTATTTGGGAAAGTAATAATATCGCTACTGCAATGCTCAATGTGATTAGTAGATAGATACACAGGGATGTTAGGCGCATAAATCCTGATTGATTCTAATAATATGGATATTCCAGGATTATCTACTGTGCAAATAACTATAGCTTCCATAATATTATGGTCTAGTTACACCCCAAAAATATAAATCTGCTGGACTATCGTTTGTACTAAACTCATATACTAGAAACTTGCTTAAATCGCAATTATCTTCAATATCCTGTGCAGTTAAATTCCGGTAATAGTCTCCGCAGAATGGCGCGTCTGCTCTGCTTGTCCTACTTGTTCCATGCTCCGGTCTGCCAGTAGTGGCACACGTCATAATAATTAGCCCCCTTGTCATGCGGATCATATTATTAAACGTCTTTACCCACTCTGGATTATGCTCAAAGCATTCGCAGCTTATAGATACGTCAAAACTGTTATCAGGAAAGACTAAATCCTCGCCTTTTGCAACCAGATCAACACCTTTGCCTTCGCCTAAATCCACGCCAATGTACATACAATTCTCAAAAAATGTCCGTACAGAACCGTTAATATCTAAGCTGCCAATCTCCAAAACCTTCTTTTCTTTGAAGTATTCAGGAAATAGACTTTTGACGCTGGCTACAAAATCAATCTGACTCTGATGGCTCATCTTTTGGATATTCGTTTTCCACTTCAAGTTTAGCCATGCGGAGCATAGTTTTCTGACGGTCAGTCATTGGCTTAGTCGTTGGGCCACCTACCAGCCAAGCAGAGCAAGTTCTATCAGCAGCACATTTGAACTCAAACAGCTCACAATAGCCAAGTTCAGCATTTGCAACTACCTCATTGGCATATGTTTCGTTATCCGATTCTTCACCCTGAATACCCTTAACAATGCAGTCCATCATTTCAGGAGTCTGAATAAATGCAGAACAATTGCCACAACGCATGGTCTGTGCGTTTTCAGGAGTTGTATTCCACTCCTCTGCGCGCTTATTCCAAAAGTCTGCTGGCTCCTCTGGATTAGCTGGGCCATAGCCTACATTCTTAAAAGCCCAATCCCTGTTTTTCAGGTTGAGCTGGATGTCTGAACAGACTTTAGGACATTCTTTCATTTCTTTTTGTTCCTATTTGATATAGCAGCAGCTTTCTTTTTTGCATCTGCCTTAGAACTAGCACCCCATGCCTGCAAACTCAATAAAAGTCTAGTAGGCTCACCATTGGGCTTTCTTTCTGCTCCAGGCATATTACCCATTCTGGCTAAAAATGAAGCTCTACGAGGATTATCCCCTGATTTAACTGGAGCCTTTAGATCTGATCCTGGATTTGCTGCTTCATAAGACTTACGACCTTTTTCATTAAGACCGCCAGACTTATTTTTTCCTTCTTTACGTTGCCATGCAGCAGTTTTCTTCATTTCTTTTTCTTCTTGCTCATGCCAGCTTCAGAAAGCGCAATTGCAACTGCTTGCTTTTGAGATTTAACCACTGGGCCTTTTTTGCTACCAGAATGAAGTTTGCCAGCACCGTACTCCTTCATTACTTTGCTGACTTTTTTAGCTGCCGCTGTCTTTTTCATTTAAGATTTCCTTTACTTGTTCAAGTAGTTCGGATTGTGTAGCAAACTTGCGCTCCCAAGCCTTTCGACCCATTCCGTGTATTCCTTCATTGCCTCGATGATGCAAAGGACATAAAGGTAAGGTATTAGCATTATCATTTCTAACCCCCAATCCCAAGCCAACATCGCGGATATGATGAATCTCTGCCGGAGTTTCTGGATACCCTGCTCTATAGCATATTATACAACCTAGAGATGCTACTTTGGATAAATATTCTTTGTCACTTTTTTTCATCTAAGTCGCTTATCAATCGCTCCAAATATACAGCCAAATCCATTGCTTCTTCTTGAGCATGGATCAACCATTGCCTCGGAGTTAAATCACTGCGCTCAGTAGATACTCCATATTTCATCAGCCCAAATTCAGCCCGATCCGCTAGTTTTTGGCGCACAGCCTGTACATTCTTATCCGTCACTTATTTTTCCCTTCTATCTTTTTTTGAATATCCTGCGCGAAAGCAATAATCTGCTCTTCATAGTAATACAGTAAATTGCCAAAATGCTCTATAGCCAACTTATTTACTTGCTCTTTTGTTAATCTTTTCAGTTTTATGGGCAGTTCATCTTTATTGAACAATTGCCCTTGTTTCATTTTACTGAGCGGCCTTATCTAAACTTCTATTGCTGGCTTCTTGTGATCGCCAGACATCAATCCTAGCCTGAGCTGCTATCAGCATCCACCTTAGTCGTTCTGCTTCTTCTACTGCCTCTTTAAGACCTTTTAAAACGTCTTTGTACTCCTGATGTGTATACGCTGCTGCCTCTTTTTCAGCAATCGTGTTGCCAATAGCAGATTGAAAACACATTGCTTTTTTAGTTTTCCTATATTCAGTCAAATAAACAACATTAGCTTTAGCCTTAGCATAAGCCTCTGAATGCTTAATCATGTAATCAATCGCATCGTGTGGATTTTTCATTAGTATGCAGCCTCTTTATAGACGTATTCAATAGCTTTATTTAATTGCCTTCTTGTTAATGATAGTTGCAGGTTATCGGTCTGTACTAATGCCTCGCCAATATTCCGCAAATCATCGCCAGATAATCCCCATTTGTCAGATTTTTCATGCCTGTTTCTGACATTTATCATTGCGTCCAGACCTTTTCTGATAACCGTATTATCAATATTATTTTGCCATGCAGCAATTACGCCTATATTTATTCTGCAAACTATCGTATGCCAGCTACCTTCATCACCATAACCTTGTCTCAGTTTCATCAGCTCAGTATGCGGAGCAAGCTGCATTTCTGTGTCTGCCTCTGCGCTATGCCGTATAGTTTGTGGCAGCACCAGCGGCTTGATTATTCTTTTCTTTCTTGGCTTTTTATTTGATGGCATCTTTTACTTTCTCTATTGCATCCTCTGGACTAATTACTATTGCTATTTGACCTTGCCAGTTGTGATGCCAAATTACCTGATCTGGTGTTAGTTTCCAGGCTTTTGCTCCATCTTTAATCTCAAGTAATAAATTTTTATTTTTCCATCCCACAAGCAAATCAGGACATCCGCGACCTACTGCGTGCAGATGTTGAACTGTCATACCTTCAGCACGTAATGCTCGGACTACTTTAGCCTGGTTATCATCAACTCGCTTATATGTCACTTCCACTCCCCATGAATACCTTTACTTCCTTTTGTCCATTGATCTACCGCATCTTTATGTAACCTATTTGCAGCAGCATCACCTCGTTTTTTTCTAACTAACTCTATGTAATCTATTGCTTTGTTTCTATCTTGCAACCGCCATCTAATTATCGTTCTTACTTCGCATCTGTGACGTTCTTCTTCGAAAAACTCATTCATCCTTTAAATCGCCCTTTATTATCAAAGTCCTGCGGAAAACCCTGCCATTTCTCAATGAACTGCGTTGAATCCCTGTGATACCAGAAGTTATACCACTCTGTTGATTCACCATTCCTCTGCTTTTCGTTCATCAAAATCATGTCCGGAGAACTTAAATCTGTCTCTTGTCCACGATTAATTTCGTTTTCTTTCTTTTTGTTGCGCCACACAATAAACACATTATCGACCTGATCCGTGATTGAGCTGGAACCTCGCAGATCGTTCTTATTTGGCATATTCTCATCCGACTGCAATTTGCGGATATGGTGGACTAGATGTACGTGTACATTATGATCTCTAGCAAGTGCAGTTATCTCATCCACAAAAGCCTTCTGACCGTTATAGTCATCCTCACCCCTGACACACTTCATCAAGCTGTCAATGAAGATATGCGTTATGCCAAGCTCTAAGGCGCAATATCTTGACACACTGATAACTTGCTCTGGCGTAACCGTTCCCTGCTGATCGTAGAACCAAAGATTGCCTGTCGCAAAAGCCTTAAAACGGTTGTATAAGGCGCGTTTGTAGTCCAGTCCATATCTGGATGCTTGCCAGTCTATGTTTTCGCCTGAGAACTGCCTTATAAGCCGTTTAATAGATACTTTAGGTTTCATCTCAAAGCTCTGGACGCACACTTTTTCGCCAGCTTTGATTAAACCAAGAGCAACCTGACCAGTTAGTAAGGACTTACCACCACCATTTGAACCTGCCCATACTGTTACCTCGCCTGGACGAAATGCAAAGTCTTTGGTTTGCTCCCAAAGCATCTTTGTTTCTTTTTCAATAACTGTATTATCCAGATTGTCTGCAAGCTCATCAACCCAAACAGATGCGTCTTTAACAAGATACTTATGGTCTGTAGCATGAAGATAAGCAGCAAAGTCTATGTTGTCATTCAGGAACATAGTCACTGTGAACTCCCGTTTCGCTGTCGATTAAATAACCATCACAAACTGTAATGACCCGTTTTGCTTTAGCCGCCAAGAAAGCCTTATGAAGTTTTGAAGCCTTTTCATAATTTTCTTTAGTCGTTAAATGCACAGTTAATCCTACAGAAAAACGCAAGTCCAGTTGATTGATATTTTCTATCGGTAAAATCTCAATTTCAGGATATGGCAATGTGTCATCCCACTTTGTCCAGTGCAGACAGTTGTTTGTCTTATCTTCGCCGTAATTGACCCATACGCCTTTAGGAGTAAAACCAGATATGCGTAGCTTTATGAGCTGTTGATGACCTCTCATGGCCGGTAGCCTTTCTCCCAATACTTCAAATGAGGAGTTGATTTGCTTTTGCTTGCAGAATCAGATTTAGGTTCGTATACATCGCTCCAGTTGTTAGCAATGCTTCGATTTAAAGCCTCAATAGGGTTATGACCAGCCTCTTTAAATCTTTCTAATTTGCTAATCATGAGTTGCATGGCTTTTGCAGTCATTGGCTTTTTAATAAACTTTCTAAACTCAACAAAGTCTTTCCAATGAACTTCCGGTAGCCAGTCTGGTAGATCAATTTTTATTGCGTTTTTAGAATTATTATTTGTCTCTTTCTCTGTCTCTCTCTCTGTCTCTGGTCTAGCATCTTGCAAGCACTCTGCTAGCATACCGCTAGCATCAACAAAGAATCCTTTTGCAATCAATGGGTTAAGCCCATCCTTTACTTCTTTTTCAGTAAGCCTAAGCCTAAATGACAATTCGACAATATCTGCGTTGAATTCGCCTAATTTAGACTCGGATGCTAGCAACCAGAGCAATGGTGCTATCGCCTTGCTAGCAATAGGCAAGCACATAAAATCACGATCATTTAATAGATCACGATGTAATTTAATCCAGGGTGGATTTCGGTCTTTGTAATGCTGATATTCAGACCAATTTTTAGGACGTAAGATCATACTGTGCCTTTCTCATGAGGTTGTCATCCTCGGCTCTCACATAAGGTAGGAATTGGCAGGACGGTGAGAAGTCGTCTTTTCGGTAGCAAGCCTAGCCATTCCTGTAAAATTATACCTTAGGTTTCCGCAATCTACACATTTTGCATAAAGTTTCATTGTTTTTAAACTGCACTGCCGATCTACTCCGCTTGCAGCCCTGACAAAACTTCGTTGAGAACTGATACTGTATCGGTTGTTTCTGTTCCTGCTGCAACATGTTTTCCCATTCCTATATAACTGATTTGACGTATTTCATCGCCTCTTGGAGAGACTTTTGGCAAGTAATGCTTAGACTCCATTGGCTTAAATGGCGGCGGAATTCTAGGCTCAACGTAGACGTAATCGTCCATTTTAAGCGTACTTAGCAATGCTACAGTAGGAGAATATCGTTCGTTAAAATACCGCAAACATTGTTTTTTTATTAACTCATCAAATTCAGCTCTAAGACCATAAGGTTTAGAAAATCCCATAAGTCCATATTCTTCAATATACGAACCTAAAGTCATATAGCCAGATCGGATGAAATTAACACACATCTGATAGCGTTTTGTTCCTTTTTTTGGAAGTTCTATCATGTGTTTTTCTCCTTATGCGTATTGATTTGTGTAACTGCTTGCGGTGCTGTCGGATAAACGTACTGCCGTTGGTCTATCGTCAAGTCGTTTGTGTAGCGCAAAGCATTAACTAACGCCGGTGTCATCGCTGTGAACTGCTTTGGGTTTGGCTGGTCTGGGCAGATGGTAATTGTGTAAGGTAATTTAGCCATTGTTTTTCTCCTTTGTTTTATCAAGTATTACTTTCGCTTGTTTAACACCATCCCATGTGTCAGGTACTCCACAAATAATTACGCTTAATGCTTCCACCAACTCCGCATTCACTTCATGCAGTCGGCGTAGTTCTGCTGCGGCTTCTACGTGTAAGGCGATTGGAAGCCCTGTCCAATGTGGTATGCCAAACGCATCAGCCAACCTCAATGCTTCTGGTTGTTTGTCAGTCATTGTTCTCTCCTTGCGCGTACATAATTGGCAGCGTGTAAAAAGTAATTATTTCGATGCTTGACCGCTTCATGTCGTTTATCAAACTCAACGGCTATTTCCTCATTCTCATACTTGCGACCTGCTTCATAGGCGATGTCAACTAAAGCAGTTAGGCTTCCCATTCCTCCAGTGTGCAAATGGCAACGCGGCTCACAATCGCATCGTTCCATTCCTACGGCTTGCGCCCATGCTATTACTTGCTCTTGTGTTGGTTTCATTTAATCTCACTCCATTGAGTTGCAGCAAGCAACCTCAATTTCCTCAACAATTTTTTTGTCTAGCAAATCAGTAATATCTGCATTTCCAACCATTGCTTTTACTAGATAAGCATTGCCGTTATATCCCAGATCCTTGTCCGCTGGCTCATATTCAAACCAGCACTCCAAAGTACCGCCATCAAACGAATAAAAGTAGCATTCTAAATTAGTCATTTTCTGCATATCTCCCTGTTAGCAGCATCTGGATTAAATGACGCTGTAGTGCAGTCATATTTGATGCCGGATTGTTTAAAAAATAGTAATTCAATTAATAAAATACTTGATCCTACTGATACCGCTACTAAAAACGTATAAGCAATAACTATTAGTAAAAAACCATCAATCTTTCTCATTTTGCTCCTCTAGTCCGACTATTTGCCGTTTGCGCCACAATGAAGGCTTTTGCTCTTGTTGCAACTTTTGCTTCCATTCCTTATGTTTTTCAGCTATTTCTGCTAATCTTTCTTCACGTTCGTTATATTCCTGCTCAAATTCACGCCACCACCCTGGATCTCTCATATCACCCCCGTTAAAAGAGCCTTCAGATTACACTAATTTTTGTTTACGTCAATGAATTATTTCTATTGACTTTAATTTACCAATAGAAATATTTTTACTTTACTTTTCTAAATACTTGCCTCATAATCTGTTTCACCTACTAAACAACTTCTTGGGAGTCTTAAATGTTCAAAGTTACCTTTTATGTTTATAGCAAAATCCTTAATAAAGAATTTCGCAATGTTGAAATTCATAAATCAATGTCGGACGCAAATTTAAGAGCATTGGCATTAATGTGGCAAATTGAATCTGTTGAGGAAATTTAAGGAGAAATAAATGGACTACTTTGATGAGATACCCGATCTAGTCACCCAGGATGAGCTGGAAGCTGCTAATCAACAAATGAGGGAGTACGCAAATGGATAAATGGGCAATAGCAGAAATGGTTTATGTCTTACGTGAAATGGTAGATAAGTTTGAGCGTAGGGATTTAAATGAAAGCGAACAAGAAGTACTGATGATGGCGTATGAAGCACTTAGATTGCCGACACAAGAAATCCACTTTTTAGCTAACGAGATAGAAGGAGACGAAAGAGAATGAGCGAACTAGAGAAAAAACTGTTTAATACTGATGATTGGCTGGCACGTCATCCAAAGGTATTGTGGTTCCTGATTATTTTGTTTACTCTTATAATTTCATCTTTTTAGGAGGAGTATGGCAGACCCAAAATCAATCCTAGACCCTAGATTTAAATATGTACCGAGCCATAAGACCAATGTTGAGGAAACTTTTAAAAGGATTCGTGAGCAGCAAGCAAAGGCTGAAGCGGATCGTTCACTTTCGAAAGTTCGGTCTTTCAATAATTTCCGCGATAAAGTTAAGTAATGGAGCTAAATAAATGAGACAAGCACAAGAGCAGCAAGAACAGCAGCAATGGATGATTTACGATAAGTTACAGACTGCACGGATCAAGCTGCAATCTATGGAGCTTAAAAAGTCAGGTCACAATAAGTTTGCAGGATACCGTTATTTTGAGCTTGGAGACTTCCTGCCAGCCGTTAACCAGATTTTCCTAGATTTAGGACTTTGCCAAACTCTTGAATTTGACAGAGAACTGGCAACAATGTGGATTTATGACAAGGAAACCGGTGGAGCAATTAAATTCTGTTGCCCTATGGCTGAGGCGCACCTAAAAGGTTGCCATCCAGTTCAGAACCTTGGCGCATCCATTACCTACATTACTCGCTATCTGTTAGTTATGGCTTTGGCAATATGCGAACATGACGCTATAGACGCCTCTGAGCCTCTCAAAGAGAAAAAGACTATCTCGGCTACAGATGGTGCAAAAGAAGCCTTAGACAGCCGTTTAGCGGCTTTGGTGGACAAGTTAGCAGCTCACATTCAGGCGCAGTTTGATGCCGGTAACGAATGGGCTGCATTTGAAGCATGGGATTTGCGAGATCAATCTACTTTTGATGTAACAGCATCAACAGCAGTTTGGGCGCAATTAAGCAGTAAATGTCGTAGCACTTTGAAAACAATGAATGAAGAAGCGAAAGGTAAATAAATGGCATACGAAGCTAAACCAGGATCATTTTCTTTGTTTAAGAATGACAAGAAAGAAGCAGATAACCACCCTGATTACAAGGGTGATGGCAAGGATTTAGATGGAAATGCAATCTGGGTATCTGCATGGCTTAAAGAAGGTAAATCTGGGAAATTTATGTCTTGCAGCTTTAAGCTAAAAGACGATAAACCAGCAAAGAAAAAGGCTGATCCTGTAGACGATTTGCCACCAGACGATATACCGTTTTAAGTTACGAGGGAAAGCGGATACTGTGATAGTTCCTATAAGCTATCAGATCAAACAGACGCAGCGAGTACCTCACCAAACACGCCCAGCCGGTAGTGGCGCGTAACTCCGGCAGCAGGGGCTGGCTGTCTCCTTCGACTCCCAATCGCCAGTGACCCTGCACTAACGAGGATATTATGAAAAAAAAATCTATTTACAATCCATGTCCAATATGCAAATTACCAAGAGGCAAAGGGAAGTATGAGTTTGTTCATGGTAATTGCATGGAAGAAAGAGCAAAAACAGATGGGAAAAAAATAGCATTTCCTGAAAATAAACAGCTTAATAAATTAACAGTAGAGAATGTAGAAAAAGCGCAAAGAAAAAATGCAGCAAAAAGATATGTAAGCGGGAAATTACCTTCTTGGATGTTTGATTAAAAAAATATGAAACTATTAGATTACATACTTAAAACATACAGAATTAAAAATGACCGATCTCTGGCTCATGCACTTAGCTTGAGTACAGCAACAATCAGCAAGATCAGACATGGTAGCGTAGTATCTCCAGACGTAATTTTGCGTATCCATGAATCATTTAATGTACCCGTTAAAAAAATAAGGGAATTGCTATGAAAATTGCATTTGCTCTAGGAATTTTGGTTATTTTATGGGGATTAGCAGTTGTTCAAGTAGATAAGATGGATCAAGAATATCATCGAGGATTTCAAGATGGAGCAAAATCAGTTAAAAGGCTAGATTTAGATAATGCTTGCGTAGGATGGTGGTTTGAAACAAGTATGGCAGAGGCTAAGAAAAAAATTTGCGGAAAATGATTCGGGTAAATCAATTGCACTATACATTACTAATAAAATACTTAATGACCAATGATGCAACTCCATATGAATTATCTGATGAAATTGGTTTCCACATTGTCTCATCTCAAAGACTTATGAGGCTATTCCACAAGCATAAGATTGTCCATATTTGCGGCTGGGAGTCAGATCGCAGAGGAAGAGACTGCACACCTATTTACCGATTTGGAGCTGGCAAAGATAAAGCTAAAAAGAAAAAATCTGCTTCACTTAGAGCTAAAGAATATAGAGCCAGAAAGAAAATAGGCTCAATTCCTCTTAGCACTCTACAACCTGCCCACGGAAATAAACCAGACCCTCATCTTCATCAATAACCTCGCAAAGTTCTGGTGGCATTAAATTGCCTTTGTAATATGTAAGAACTGCAAAACCAGAGCGATGATTTACTGGATTATCTTCTGTATAGGCAAATTGATCTCCAGTAGGACAAGCTAGAGTTCCAGTATCTACACCGTATCGAGTTCCGTTGTAATCTGTCCAAGGTGTTACTTTTAGACTATGCAAATGACCTGTAACAATACTTGTTCCTGATTTAAGAGCATTATTGTAAACAGCATGAACACCATTATGCCATCGGTGTTTAATCATCGTATTTTCATTTACCATGATTGAAGTGCTAAATTTCCACTTTGCAAAATGGTCAGTAAGATTCATTCCTTCAATACCCTTAAAGGTATCACCTATCTGAGTTGCTAATTTGCTGTTAAATCGCAGATCGTGATTTCCCCAAGTCCAATGCAGTTTAGCTTGTCCTGCTGCGTTTTCAATCTCAGCTAAACGATCCTGGCAAGCCTCTAATTCTTGCTTTACTGTTGGAGTGCTATTCCATCCAATAGGTGGATGACGGCTGATAGAAGCACCGTCAAATACATCGCCATTAATAACTACCATCTTTGGCTTTAATTCACTGATGATTTTTACAAATGCGCGATGAGCTGTAGATACTATACTAGGCCAGTAATGGCAGTCTGAAGCCACCATAATTACGCCATCATCAATATCTACGCAAGTTCTGATATTATTATGCGAATAAGTCACTTGAAATGTAGGACTTCTAGGATCTTGAGCAGCAAGAATAATAGTATGTTTTGTCTCAACAGCCCTGCGCTTTCTATGCACTGCTCTTTCTGAAATACCTATTATTTTTGCTACTTCTGATGCACTTTGATGAATATTCCAGAGCCTAATAAATTCTGCGTCACTAATGGTTGCCATTTGAGTAATTATTAGTTAGTAAATCTGACAAATTCACCGCACCATTCATCCTCGCCAGTGATTGGAAAAGTAAATACTGCAATCTCTCCATCATCGTCCGGCATTAGAGCTGGTGGGTATCTATGACATTCCCCCACTGATTGATTTTTTTCTGTTACAAAGAAACTGCAAGATTTACATCGAGGCATACAATCTACTGGTATCTTCTTAGACACACTTTTGCCTTTCTATCTGAATTATTGCTTTTTCTAGCTCTTCAATACGCATTTGCTGATAATGAATTTGAGTTTGCAGCTGATTAAATACGGCTTGAGTTCTAGCAACCTCTTCTTTACTTAGAATAAGATTCCCATTGTCGTCTAAACTCGCTGCTGCTGCAATAGTGGCAAGTAAGACTGAAGCAATAACAAGGTATTTCATAATAACCCCTAAGATAGGTAAGTCGCACGTTCATCGCCTCTTCGTCTAACTAAACCTTTAAATTCCTTGCCAGAGGCAAACCGATACAGCATGAAAGCATTTGCAGCACCTTCAAAATCACCTCTATTATGCCTCATGCGGATACTTGACTTTTGTAGTGCGCCTAGTCCTGCATTAAAAGCAAAGCTGACCATAGCGTCAAACCTGCCTTGAGTGAGATTATTAGGGCAAAGACGTAATACGCCTCGCTCAAAACGCTGTAAATCATCCTGCAATATCTGATCCACTTCGGCATCTGTTAGCGTCCTCATCCACTCTATAGGGCAATTTAAGCGGCCTTCTGCTTTAGCCTGTTTCCTCTGATCCAGCGTCATTTTCTGATGCTCTATTGGCGCAATCAGATGACCTACGCCGGTAGTCCAGAGCAATACTGAATCTAAATACGCCTTCTTTCTTACGCCTTCATGATGCCGGAGCATTGCTCTAGCTTTATCCGACATTCTCATTTCTTAAATGCCTGAGTTCCAAACCAAAAAGCGACTACAGAAGACCAGATAATCTGAGTTTCATCATCCCACAAGATATTCATAGCGTCTGCAAAGGATACGCCTGTATGGATAGCGTAATAAAAGCCAAAAGCATCAACAAATACCAGTAGTCCAAACAGACCAAAAGTAATAGCTGGACGCACCATAGCGCGCATATTAATTACCCATTGACTAGCACCCTTACCGATCTCTATATCGTGGTTATACAATGCCTGGCGTTCAGCAGATGCAGCCTCAATCTGCAAATGCTCCGTATGAATAGCCTCGATCTTCTCCTGCGAGGCATAACCAGCAGCTTGTAACTTTAACTGCTGTTCAAGTTGTAATTGTGCTAACTGTAGTTCGTGCTTTTTATCTGATTTGTCCTGAAAATAATCTAGCAATTTTGGCAATCCACCAGATAAAAACGAAATAAGTGTAGAAAATAAAGTAAGCATCAATCTCTCCAATGAAACATCCACCAAATACCGTATAAAATCGCCGTAGCACACGCTGTACCGACTATTGCTGCTATGACACTCTGAATTAAATAAATACGCTCTGCGCGAATTCTAGCGGCCTCTCTGAGCTTTATGCGCTCCTGTCTAGCCTCTTCTTCTGCTTCTTCCTTTGCAGCCAGAATAATGGCATCTCTACGGGCGCACATTTCTTCATAAAGCCCATTTTCGCCTGAATTGTTATAGATCAGCATTTCTCTTAGCTCTACTTCCATCCGGTATAGCTTTCTGGATGCGAAAGTAGCGTCTAATGCCTGTTTTGTGGCCTGAGATAGCGTTATATTCTTGTTCTTTTTCGCTACCTGTTCCTGAACGACTACAGTCTGGACTTCAGCCTGTTTTTCAAAAAATGTAGATATGTCGTGATAGCACTCTTGAATCTCTTTGCCAAGTGCTATAGCTTTCTTAACACCAGCAACAGCCGCCTCCGCAGCAGCAAAGGCAACTGCAACTTCAATCATTTTGGTATCTGCCCGTTACTGCCTAACCACATAAGCAGAAATAAAGCTCCTGCGCCAGCAATCCAGAAAATCTTTTTGATTACTGACTTGCCCACTTCTTCATAAATCTTCTTAAATGCAACCTCGGCTGCACGTTCTGCGATTTCCTCAATTTGGGCATCAGATAGCTTTACGTCAGACATTTATCACTCCGGCCAAGTAAATTGCAATGCAGCTAATTGATCTACACTTGTACAAGCATTAATTGCAGCCTCATTTGTATTGGAAGCAGCACGAATTGCAGCACGAGCTTCCTTAACAGCAGTTTCCAAAATTATACCAGTTTCTGTGGCGCGAATCACCTTCCAATCAGTAGGAGAAAGCAAAGACGCAGCAGTAGCTTTCACCTGTGAAATAAGGTTTGCTTTGCATTGATCCAAGTCTTTTGGATTGCCTACGCCCCAGTAGAAACGATCATCATATGGTTCTGGATCAGCTACTTCTGTAATGCCAATAGCGGCTTTTTCTTCTGAACTAGCAAGACGCAGCCAATTTTGCGGATATTGAATGCCATTTACGGTAAATGAAACATCAATTCCGAGTGGATTTCCGTTGAGTAAAAACATATTACCTCGCTAGTGAATATTTAAATGGGTTTTCAGCAAAGGCAGCGTAGATGTATGTGCCGCCATTGGCGTTTGTCTCTATTCCACTTGACCTTAATTTAAATCCATTTGAATTCAAGTCAAATAAATATGAAGATGTGGTTTCTGCTGAACTTTGATTTGCATATAACGCTTGAGTTGATACGTTGTACAAATCTCTACTTGTATCTCTTAAATACCATTCACCAGTTGAATCAGTGCGCTTGACCATAATCCATCTAGGCCTAAACCCACAAAATACAAAAGGCCCATCAGAAGACCCGTTGCCTGTGTAGCTGCCGAACTTGGAAAAGCCTGCGACTTCTGCGAATAGGTAGGCGACGTGCCCACCAACGCTGTTTGTCATGTTACTGGTGCCATTGACGCTGAATTGCGTCGATGTCGGCGTGTAGGTGCCACCACCAGAAGTCCAAACGGTCTGGTTTGTCGCGGCAGACGTGGTGTTCAAACCCTCAATGACGTTTGTTCCTGACGGCAGCGACTTGTGCCACACGGCCCAGTTCACAGCGTTAACGCGATCTTTCACGATAATCATCGCAGGAGCGACGCCCAGCGAATGGTTCACGTTCTGGCTCGTCCCGTTGCCCGTGTAAGTCACAATATCGAATCCCTGCGTCGCGCCTTCTTTCCATTGCCAGCCGACGTAGGTTCTGCTGGTAATGTTTGGTGTATTAACCCCCGATGCAATCGTGAATCCATTAGAAGCAAAGCCGCTTACAAGCGTGTCAGTTCCTTCAGCCGATGTTTCGTTCGAATTGAGTTCATACAAAACAGAGCCATTACCACCTCGGACAGAATCATGCAGACGATGGCTTTCTGCATCGCTGCGTGATTTCGTCCAGATAAGATCGGGCTGAAACTCTCCGCTGTTCGTGATGGTTCGTGCTGCTTGATTACCAGTCCACAGCGTCGCATCAAAATACTGATTGCCCTTCAGGATAGTCGGTGTCGGCAGGTTCTGCGTATTCAGTGCTTTGAAGCCGGACGGTGGTGTGTAGGCGAATGGGCGCTGGCCTGCATTGACAAAACCAGCAACTGTTCTTGATGTACCGCCCAAATGACAGCAAACCAATAGCATATAAGAGGAGGTTAATCCAGTGAAAGCTGTTCCTTGGCTTACATTGTTTTTGTAAAAAACCAGTGTTCCTGCAGTTAAATCTAAAGCAACTCCGATAACATCGTTGTTGGTGTAAGTTGCGCCATATGCGGCAACAGTTGAACCACTGTATTTATTCCCATCTGAATGGTACACATAACCATCTGTAACTAGATTTATCGTGGTTGTATTTGTCTGTGTATTTGTGTCTAGAATAATACCTATGGAAATATTTAACCCTGCACCGACATTGGTAGGCGTAACTTCCCAATAGTATTTTCCATACGAAACAGCTAAAGTATCCTTTAAGTACCAAACACCAGATGTACTGTTTGTATAAGTAAAATCTAAGTTGCCATTAGTAACAGTGTATAAAGTTGAAAGCGGATTCAGCGTCGCATAATTCCCCCGCCCATTGCCGCCATCAGCCCACAGCGTAGGAACATCCAGCATTGAGTCATACGTTGCACCAGCAGTCACGCTGATATTGTTCGGTGTCCAGTTGTTGCCGTTGCCTGAATAGTCTTTACCAATAGTAGTAGCTGTAACGCCACTGTTGTCTGAGAAATTCAAATAGAAACCGTTTGTACCGTATGTGCCATTGTATTTTTTAGGCTGCCATACGCCAGTAATTGTATTTGTTTCGCCAAAATTTGATGGGCTTAATGCTTGACCATCTATAAAATTAACTTCTGTTAAATATCCATCAAAACATCTTGTATTAATTGCATTATTACCAATTCTATTAATAACGGCATTTGCATTAATAGTTGTTGATTGGTTCAATGAAATACCGACAGGAGTTGAAAGGGTAGTTATTTGTGTACCATTTATATAAAGAAGTAATCTATTTGCTTGCGTAGCATTTGCGGAATCATAATTTAATACAACGTGATACCATGCAGATGGATCACGGTAAACAGGAGTCCATCTTGCCTGAATAACAGAATTTATAAAGAATGAAAATTGATCTGTTCCATTATCTTCAATAAAAAATATATCTGCATTAACTCCATTTGGCGCAGCAAGTAAAGGTTGATCTCCGTTGGCAATTGCTGTTCCTAATCCACCTTTTTTAATCCATGCGGATAAAGTCCATTTTTTATTATCCGTTGGCGTACCAAATGTTCTATTAAAATATGCAGTAGCACTTGCCCTTAGCCTAACTGATCGGCTAATTTGATAACCAGCAGAGCCAGATGCACCTATTAACGGCTGAGAATTAATTATGCTCATGAGTAATTAGAAGTAAATACTGCGTGAATTGATGTAGATGTACGCACTATATAATCAATACGGTCAACCGCATTTGCAGTCGTAGATAGTGTAGGAGCTGCTCCATTAGCAAAATCCCAATAAGAACCATAAGCAAGTGTGCGGCTACCAGTACCATCTTGGCTAATAAATATTGATCCAGATTGACCTGCTGTGATGTTTGTTGGATTAGCTAGTGTGCGATTACCACCCAAAGTAACGCTAAAGTTATTTGAGTCTGACAAGTCAGGAGTAATTGTTGCGCCATCAGTCAAGG